GGTAATGGGCTTCCAGATGCCGCTGACCCGCCCATGCCAACCATGGCATCAAAAATAGTAAACGGTGAAGCGGTTTGACCCTCTGGAACGCGAGACACTCCCCTGAATTGATCCCCAAATTGTCCGATTTGTTTTAGCTCGTCAGAAAGCGGCGCACCCCTTCTTAGCTGCGAGGCTAAAGACTGAGCATCTACATTACCGCCTTGATTGACGGCTTTTTCTATGGAATAAGTCTTAGCCATTAATTGACGAGCATTGCGGAATTCAGTCAGCATTTGCACGCCATCATCGCCTGCTGCGGTCAGGTGTCTTTCAATCTGATCTTCAATGGCTGAAGCACCCTTACGGTAAACCCCGCCCATCTGGCTATCACCGCTTCGAAAAGCGGTATCAGCCTGACCCCGCAGGACTTTGATCATGTCCATAGCGTCGGCGGCATCGAAGGCGTTCACTCGTAAGTTATCAACCGCCGTCATTACGTCGTCAGCAACCGCGTCAGGGAAGGACCCAGCCGCACCACGAAACTGCGCTACCACATCATCTAGCGAGCTTACAAACTTATCATCTGTAATAATCTGCCCCGCACTTCGCACAGGGTCATACCCAGAGGCTACTGCCTGTCTGCGAACCTCTCGCAATGATTCAAGGCTAATCGGGGTATCATCAGCCAACCCGATAGACTGCCTTGCGAGGGAGTTAGTTACTGGTTGGTTTCTTAATTGTGCAAGTTCTTGGGTTTTGTATTTTCCTGAAAGGGCTTGACCAAGCTGCGACATTCTGCCGCCACCAGCCTGAGTAGGCGTTACCGAATACCCTTCCTCTACTCCCTCCCTCAGAATGGTGTCTCTTAGCTCATTTGTGGACTGTGCCGCACCACGCTGAGCACCTTTATTTCTCAATAAGGTGGCAACTTGATTACCGCCGTACTGACCAGCAACGCCCAGACCAGCACCCGCCGCAGTGTTTAAAAGGCGTGATTCGTCCTCCGTGGTAGGCTGTAGGGCTCCCGTTATTGCTCCTGCTGTGGCCGCTCCCGCGTAAGTATTTGCGCCGGGTATCATCATTGCAGGCGCAAGGGCTGCCATATTGCCCGTTATATTACCCGCAACCCCGAAACCAGAGTCCATTAGGTTCTCGTCTATGCGTCGAGACTCTTCGACATCCTCATCGCTCACAAGGCCAATCATCTGACCAGCGCCACGACCAAGATCCGTAAAGGCTTTTCCCGCACCGGCTAAAAACTCTTGGCCGGAAGACATGGAGTCTAAGGGGTTAGGCGTTACATTTTCTTCTTCAACCAGTTTTCTATACGCACCGGCAACCGTGTCAAATCCTGGAGTTCCCTTTAGGTCTCTGTTATCAACAATCCATTGTGCAAAATCTTCTTTACTGGGCAAGGATAGCCTCCGCTTCGGAGATAATATCGCGCTCACCAAAATATGAAGTCCCGTAATCTTGCTGATAGGCTTGGTCAATACGATCCCAACTGGCTTGAACTTGTTGTTCAACTAAATCGAGGTTTTCAATAAATTGCTCTTTAGATTGCGATTGCTCCAAGTTGCCCCATACGGCTTGTAATAGTCTGTTTTCCATCTCGGAAACCTGACCCAATGCTCCGCCTGTAGGTGAGTTATCACGCATCTCTTGAAGCCGATCAAAGCCTATATTCGCTTTAACGGTTGCCAAATTAGCCTGTAAGTCGTAAGCAGGAGTACCGGCGATTTTTGCGAGACCAGACCCTAGAAGGCCAGTTGTCCATATGCCAGCACTCTCTCGGGCTTGCCCAATAAGGTCGGAAAGCATAGAAACCTGATCGGATTTGGCGGTATTTTTCGCCCACGACCCCGCTTCCTGCTCAGCCAGCTCATTAGCTCTATTTTGTTCATATTCGGCTTGCGACTGCTCTAGCTCAACCGCCCCCACCTGTGTTGCCTCATCTACTGCCTGAGAGGTATCAATGTCGGCCACATCTTGTAAGTGATCAGTTGTCTGACTGGGCGCTAGATTAGTTTCAAATACAGCCTGTGGAGCGCCACCGGGATTTACTGGATTAATAACAGCGGTCTGATCCCCTTGGTTAACCGTTTGAACCGCCCTCTTCATGTTAAGGAATTGAGTCTGCTGATCAGGGGTCATTTTTTCGAATGCCTGCCATTCTGCAATATTGCTTGGCATAGAGGCGGGGGTATTTGCTTTGGCTTTCGTCAGGGCTAATTGGGCCACTAACGCCTGTGAAGCGGGGTGAGATACTTCAGGCAATTCGCCACCAGAGGTCATTGCGGATAGGAGCTGTTGCATCTCTTTAGATTGTATTTCTTCATTTTCGGCCCCCTGACTCGCGGCTTTTCTGCCTAAGTGTCCTGATTGGGCTTGGTTTAAAACCTGCGCCAATCCAGACATGCCCGTAGGGTCTGCGCGATTTCTTTGAAAACCACTAAGGTTTTGAGCAAGGGCTTTTTGTCTTTCTATTTCAGAAGGTGAGGTATAAGGCATTATTTCTTACCTCCTATACCGCCCATAAGAGCAGCACCCATTGGTCCGCCCGCTACCGCGCCTGCAAGGTCAAATAAGCCCCCACTTCCAGCAACCTGATTTTGATAGTTTTGTTGGGCAAAGTTACCAGCCGCCATCGTGGCGTCCATAATCGGAGCCGCTTGCACGTTAGATCCGGCAAACTGCTGGAAATTAGGCAAGGTTGATTGATTGCCCGTTCTTAGCGCATTAATCTCATTTAGAGGAAGCTGTCTAAGCATAAGGGCTTCCTGAATAGCCCTATCACGCTCCGTCGCCTGAGAGGATTGAAGGGTAATATCTTCACCAAGCTGCTGAGACCTAATGGCCGCATTAAGCTGAGCTTGTACCGCCTGCTCATCGAATCCTTGAGCCCTAAGTGATTGCTCAAATGTCGCAAGGTCTTTGCGCTCTCCAAATTGCTGACCACGTATAGCCGCATTCAGTTGAGCCTGTATAGCTTGCTCATCAAATCCTTGAGCCCTAAGTCTTTGGGTAAAGTCGGCAACCGCCTGATCTTCTCCAAATGTCTGTCCTCGTAAGGATTGATCCGCCGCTTGCTGGGTAGATTGCTCATCTAGCCCCTGCGCCCTACCTTGAGACTCAAGATCAAATAATCTCGATTGCTCTTGTCCGGCAAAAGCCCTAGCACCTAAGCTGAAGTCATTTTCAGCGCGGTTAATTTCATCAATACGAGCATCGTACCCACTGCCGCCAGGATTAAATCCTCGAGCAATTAAATCGGCCTCAGTTTGCGACCTATTATCAGAAAACCGGCTCGACTCTCTGTTCATAAGCGCGTTATAGACTTCATCTACACCGCCCGCAGATCCTTGAACCGTTCTAGGGTCTAAATTTCCTGTATTAACCCTGTTAATATCAGGTAAGTTTTGCGTAGAGAGTGCAGCATTTTCTGGAAGTAGATCAGTGTTAATTCCAGAAAAGTCCGTCAATCCATCGGTGTTTAGAGAGGGTGTAGGAAGGCCGGAGGTGTCGATATTAGAGAAGTCTTGATACCCTGATGGGTCGATGCTAGAAACATCACCAAAGCCGGAGGTATCAAATCCAGACCCCATCATATCGCCCACCCTGCCAAGGCCATCTATAGCGCTTTGGTTTAGGTTGCTAGATAGCTCCGTTTGTTGATCGTACAGCCGCTGCTGTTCTGGAGAAAATGTCTGAGTTACGGTTGGCTGAAGGTCAAACAGGCTGGATTGGGTTCTGGGAGCCGTGTACCCACCGTAATATCCGTCATCGCTTCCATTGTCGTAATAATCGTATCTGCCATTATTAGACTGGTAGCCACCACTATCCGCCGTTGGGGTTGACTGGCCTTGCTGGTTGCCATACGTCACTGTTTGAGTTCCGTAAGGCGTAATAATATTGGGGTTGGACAGAATGGAGGTTTGTAGCCCCGCCTCTAGATTTGCCTCGCCTTGCTCTTGAGCAGCGCCGCGATAATCTGGGGCAGGTGGGGGGCTTGGTGCGCACATATATTATAGCCTCTTAATACAAAGCGTCCCTACGGCTTCATAGCCTAGGAACTTCATTAGTCTTACGGAATTGTTTGCGTTTTTGGAGTGCATGAGAACTTCACGAACCCCTAATTGTTGTAAGTCGTTTTCGACAAACTCATAAAATCTTTTGGCCGTCCTACCGCCTCTCGCCTCGGGCAGTAGATACCAATTATCTTCAGTAGCAATCTTGACTTGGGTGTGCATAGACTCAGTAACGTACACACCGAGATACCCCACGTATTTGCCGTCTTTCTCGGCCATATACATGCGGTGATAGCCAATGTCGTTGTAATTTATATAGCGCTCTTTATCGGGGTTAAGAGGGAAAGATTGATATGCCTCAGTTTCTTCCCAATGCTTCTCCGCCATACCCATAACAGCGCCCCAAACATCACGCAAGGGCTCAACAGAGAACTTAACCAATCACGCCACCATGCTCATACAAGTAGTCTGTTGACACGTAATGCAACTCCGCACCAGTGACCGTGCCACTCATTCTCTGCGCCGCTGCAATACCAACACCAAAGACGGTTTGCCAGCTAGAATATGAAGATAGAGATCCCGCCCAAAAGGCTACATCCCACATCGCCACATCCCACATGGCAGTATTCGACTGAAAAGCGGTTGAACCCAAAGGAGAATTGAGATTGAAATCAATGCTCATCCCCATCCCTACATCTGGAATGCCATCGGATAAAAAGGTAGGTCTCATGGTGGTGAATTGCTTAATTCTTTTAGTGCCGAAATAACTAAAAGCCTGCTGCATATCGTATGCTATCGGGTTCCCGTTATCGCTCAACTCCTGCCAGAATTCACCCACTACACCATTACCGCCAAAATACGGCTTTTCATTGAAAATACACCAGCAATTTGCCGCTATATCCTGAAACTGACCAAACGCACCTGTAATGGTGTTCATGGCGTACTGCTCTTGCTCTGAACCCTCTTTGACCGGCACATTTAACAGCAGCATATTTGCGCCTGGATAATGGCAAAGTGACCACCCAAACCTAGTTTTATAGCTCGCTGCTGCCTCGGCCATAGCCGACATAATGGGATAGGTAATAGCGGCTTTAGGGTCTGTTCTGTCACCAATTAAGGCCGCAGATAAAGGGAATACTCCATCTACTCCGATGAGCAATAAATCCCCTCTAAACTTCATCAAGCATCGGCGGCCAATCGGCTCACCAATGTTCCACACCCCTATAAGGCTCCATGACGAACTAGAGCTAGGGTCCGTGCCTTGATAGACAACGACCTGACCCTCTGAGGTAACTACAGCTAGATAGTCGTCTAAGCCCTCTCCGGCGTCCAGCGTCCAAGTGCCTGCGGCCATAATGTAGCCGCCCTTGTAGGCGATACCCGCTAAATCAAAAGACTTCGCTAATCCACCCACCGAATCAACAGGCAAATACCATAATTTCAGTGAGTCTTTTTCTACTAGATACATCCTTCGCTTGAAGGAAACCGCGCTGACAATATCCGAGGTCGTTAGACCCGTTATAGCGGGGCTAGAAACACCAGTAATAGTTGTCCATGCCGACCCATTCCAATATCGAGGGGAATCCGTGCCGTTAAAGCAACACAAATAACTTGTGCCAGATGAGTTGGTAAAATTCAAGTCTTCCCATCGTGCATTGGTTAGGCTAGATACCACCGCCGCACCAACCGCCCCCGAAGAGGTTACATTGTAAAAGTCGGTTCCAGCAGCACAGAATAGCGTTTGCGTGCCATCTGGTTTGTTGTAGGGCATCAGGGATTCCACCTGACTGCCGATGCCTGTTACATGGTCAGCATATCCCTTGCGAACACGTACACTGGTAGGTTCGGGAAACATGTTTATTAGGCTGTTGGCATATTCCTCATCCATGTTCGCCAAAGAGTCTTTTGCATTCCAGCCCTTAATAGGCGCGGCAATGGAATATTGACTAGCAGCTTGAGCGCCACGCTGAACCTTGCGCTGTGCGGCCTGTCTCAACGGATCGGGCTCCAAGGGTTAATGGTAACGCCCGGAACTATTGAGCCCCCCGGCGAGTTGAGATTAAGCCTTCTGTTAGCGCCGTCCCTAGCCGCCTTATCTGATACTCTTTTTTCGTAAGTGTTGAAGTCTTCCGAATACTCAAGACTTTTACGCTTTCTCCATCGCCAGATGATCCCCAATGTCATTAGCTCCTCATCAAGAAGCCCCACATCGGTATCGGCAGCCCATGCAGTCTGTCCTGCGCCAGCGGAGGACTCACACCAGAACTTAGACTTGTAAGCGAAGTAGGCTGAATCAGCGGACGTAGGTACAGGGTCTATATATAGGTCTCCCTCCCTGACGTCATACCGTTGATAAGGCCCAGTGATTCCATACGCCTGAACCGCCTGCCACTCCGTTTGGTTAGTGCTTTCAAGAATCGGTAGCGTTGTGGTTCGGTTCCACATGGTTTCTGGGATAAAGGAATCAAAATCACTAGCGGTAACAACGGTGCCGTTCAGCGCGCCTTGATTAGCCGCTAATGTAATGGTCCAAGAGTTTTCTTTGACCAACGCAGACCACAGGTGGCGAGTGGCAAGGTCTCTTCCTTCCCGCTGGGCAATCTGTAGTAACTGCGTGACTTGTGCGTCAGTATCACCAACAACTGAGCTAGGTTTGGCTATATTCAAATCTAGACAGGCGTCTTGGATAATGGTCAAAAGAGACATTACTAATCCTCTACTTTTGGGCTGCTGTCAGCTCGTCAAACTTCTTCTGTAGGTCAGACATTTGCTCCGCCTGCTCGGCTATTTTCTTGTCTTGCGCCCTCATAGTTTCTGCATCTTTATTGTGTGCAGACAGGTATGCCTCGGCTTTTTTCTTGAGGTCTCTAGCGCCCATACCCATCTCTTGCATAGCCTCTTCAGTGGCCTCTGCCAGCTTCTCAATGCTGTAGATTTCAGCGGCCATAATTTGCTTTTGCTGGGCTGGTGTAATTTGGTTCCAATCTTTAATTGGTGTGCCTTCGATCAGTATTTCTCCGTTCTTTTCGAAGTGGTCGAATCTTGATTTGCAGCTGTCATAAAACCCAGAGGAACACTGTCCATCCTTAAGCTTTTCATCTAGTTGATTGATCCACGGGTATATGGTTTTTTTGACAGGCTTCTTACCGTCTTCAACAACCCACATAGAATCCTTAGCGATAAACGGAGTTTCGGATTTCGTGTCTCCATGCGCTCGGACATAAACCTTAATAACGTCCTTAAACTGAACCTTGCCTTCCTTCTCCGATAGGTAACGATCTTCTACAGCATCGTTTACAAATCGTAGCAGTGGCGGTTGATCGTCCTGTACGGTAACGGGCAAATTGCTCATAATATTTTCTCTAGTTAAAGTAAAAAAAGGGGGCCGAAGCCCCCAGTAAAATTAGTATGCGAAAGCCGCCATACATTTATCTGCACTATCATCAATAGCGTAGGCACAAACAGGATCGTCAGCAGCCGTGGCTAAAGTTAGTGTTTTATCGGTAGTGGACAAAAACAGCGCATCACCGTCAGCGGGAGTGCCCGCTAGGTTGTTAGCCGCTGTAAATGGCCCAGTGACTTGAACCCAAGTGTAGTAAGCCGTAGCCGCCACGCCCGCGATAGCGGCCATAGCAACACCAGCACCAACAGGCTTAGTAGCCGCGTCAGTGTTGTCAGAAACTACCGTGTTGTTTTCAGAAGCGCCTGGAGAGCCTAGGTAACCTAGAACATCGCCAGCCACAACCGCAACAGTCGCAGTTTCATTTTTTAGCTCAACGTACTTGTACTTCTCGCCGCTAAAGTTCTGATAGACCGTGCCAAGTTCATACTCAGCAGCGCTATCAACTCGAGTCGGTATTACTCCAATCATATTGCTCATAACAGCCTCCTTAAGCTTTGAACACGCCTTGCAGCGATCGGTTAGAACAAACCAGATTACCCATTGTGATAATGGGGATTACTTCCGCGTCTTGGTTAATAGGACGCATCTCTGGAACCTCGGTCATATCCGCATCTCGGTGACATACCAACTGGAGATAATCCGTGTTGAGCATGTAGCCGTGCGAATTCGCAATGCCTGATCCACCATCAAAGATCACATCAGCCGTTTTGTACTTCATAGAAGTAAAGCCAGCGCTCGCCTTGTCAGCAGACAGATCAGCATCAGTGGTGTAACGCTTGATGGCGGTCTGTGAGTTTTCAAAGAAAGTGAAATAATCGTTGGACATGGCGATTAGGTCGGGCTTGTCTGAGCCACGAACTAGCTCTAGCCACTGCTGAAGCATGAAAGCCTCAATAGTGCTTGCACTAACAGTAATTGCACCGCCCGATATAGGAGCAGCAGCACTCTGTACAGATGCCTGCCAAAACGTGTATGTGTCTCCGTCAATACCACCCAAAGTACCGCCAGCGGTATCAGGGATAATGGCTTGAAGGCCGTTGATTTGATTTGAAAGCGAACCGGCTGAATAAACATCCGAAGAATAGTTATTCTTGAAAGTTCGCATAGCATTAGTAAGGCGGGATTTAGCCAGATTAATTATCTGTGAATCGCCTGAATTAATGCGAAGCTCACGACCGCTTGCGGTAACGTGAACAGCAGCTTGCTTCCAGTTGTACTCAGCAGCACTCAGTACGTCAGACGCGGATACGTCTAGTACATCGTAACCAGAGTAGCGCTGGTAGGTTCCGTTTTCTGCGTAATCGAGTTCTTCCACAATGGTTAGTCCACCGTCTTCAACTCTCTTACGCCCCTTTTGGTTCAAACGCATTAACAACGCATTGTTGTTGGACACGTTATCCGCAAATTCTTTGCGATGCTTACGGAAGGTAGTAGATACCAGCTCCGTAAACGTGCTATTGGGACTTGTCATTTTATAACTCCAAAATTAGTTTTGTCCGGCTGCCTTAATGTCAGCCAGCGCTTCATTCATGGTGTCGTCGATGCTGCCGGTAGGTTTTTGCTGTTTGCGCTCGGATACGCCTTTCTTGTCAAGGTTCGTCCTAGAGGACTTCTTGGCTTCGGCTGCCTTCGCTTTTGCCTCTTCCCGACGTTTCGCTTTGTTCGCTACAGCCAGTTCTGCCTGTATAAGAGTGCGAGTGTCGGGGTTCGACCATACTGCTGCTTCATACGCTTCTTTCAGGCTCATGGTGCGGCCTGTGCCTTCTGCGGAAGTGATTAGCGCAGCCATCTCAGTCCTTACGTTTTCAAAATAAGGGTGGGCTAACTTGTCGCCATCTGTCTCTTCTGCAAAGGCAGTAATGTCAGCTTGAGCAGTATCTTGTGCGCGTTGTTGCGCCGCCTGTTGCTCTTGCTGCTTTCCAAATCTCAACTCCTGAATTTCCCTTTGTAGAGGGGCCAGTGCTTGAGTCATTTGATCTTGCTTAATACCCAGATCTACACCGTAGTTCTGAGCTAATTGAATAAATAAGTTTTTCTTCTGGTCCGCTGGCGCGGATTCAAGCTGATAATAGGTGTTCAGCATTGATGATAGGACTTGGTTGGTATTCGCCCCTTTAGAGCGTATTAACGCCTCATAGGGCTGAGTAATCTGACTGATTTGATCGAAAGCGCTGGCCTTTTCCTTGACCGCGTTAACTCCGGCGATCATCTCGCCCTCTCGTTTCTTGACCTCATCTCTAATCGCTGGATCTAGGTCTTTCCACTTGGCTTTAGCGGCTGCGCGCCACGTCGAAGGAGGGTGGTCGGTTTTTAGCTCGCTACTTGGTGTATCGGCCTCTTGATCCGATGCAGCTTGCTCTCCATCTTCAGAATCGCTTTCCTCCGCATCTGTATCTGATAATTCAGTATCTTGATCTGATTCTTCAGAATCTCCTGCTCCGCCTTCATCGCTTTCCTCTTCAGGGTTGTCGCTGGGTTCTTCTTCAGCCTTTGGTTCGGCTTCAGGCTCTTTTTCCTCTTCCGGCTCCTCTTCTTTGCGCATCTCATCTAGAGTTGCTTGCATGGATTCTTCTATTGTTTCTTCGTTTTCTGAGTCAAGGTTGTTCTCACTCATCTGCTAACCATCCTGTATCAATTGTGTTTTCTGGCGTTGTTTGCCCTGATTTAAGTTCGTGGAATGTTCGCTCCACGCCCTCGCTTATGGTTTCTTCAAATTTCTTGTCTTCGTGCGCTAGATGCCTGGCGGTTTCTTGGTTCTCGGTTGCCATTCCTTCCCATTCCCTACATCCCGATTCTTTAAGGTCGTAATCCCTCTGCTGGTCTGTAGAAATGACATTCCCTGTGGAGGGTGATTCGTAAGCGGCAAATCCCTTAACGACGATCATTGGCCCTTTAGGGCGCGGCTTTCTCACCACTTCCGACTTAGGGACTAACTTGCCGTCCACATAAATCCAACCGCCTCTCTGGACAGGTCCGTCCTTAAATGGGTAGTTTTCTCTGTATTGGTCAGACACGGCTTTGCTCACCAGCGAATCGCCAGTGACATCATTCTTTGTAGCCATTACGGGGTGGTTGGTTGTGCGCTAATTTCTGCCATTCTCATGGCGTGGGCTTCTCTAGCCTCTAGCATGTTCATACGAGATATTTCCATCTCGTCGGCGTGTTTCTGCTGCTGCATCTGGAATTCCATTTGCTTGCTTTCTTGCTCCATCTGAAGCTCTTTCTGTCTAGCCTGCTGCTCCATTTGCTGACCCTGTAGCTCCATCTGCCCCTTTTGCAGTTCTAATTGGGCCTTCTGGGCCTCTCCATCATCTTGCTGAGGAGGGTCGTCAGCCATCTGTTCAAAAGCGTCCTCAACCTCACGGCCAAATTTAAACCGGCGAATAATAGAAACACCTAACTTGCTGGCAGCCTCCATTGTCACCGCGCCCGACTGAACCGCTGGAGCGATAGAATTGAAGTATTGCGCCATATTTCCCAGCATCTCACTAACCGCTTTCTGGTCGGCTTGCTGGTCCGCTGCAATAGTGGAGTCGGTCTCTATATCCACCCTAAACTCTAGGAGAACGTCAGACCTTAAAACGGTGTTTATATCGTCCCATGTGGGCTGGGATAGAATCTCTTGCAACTGCTCTGGAACGGGCGTCTGTGCGGCTTGATATTGCTGTGCCGCCATCGTCGCCTGCTGTTTTTCTTCTGCTGTCGGATAACTTAAGCCAGTCATTACGGAGATGGTCTGATCTTCAAACTTCTCAGTAATAATCTCGGATGTCAGGGTAATCAGGTCTCGAGCGTATCTCTGGACCTCTCGTTGCTGTTCTTGCAGTCTTTGAGATCCAAACTGAGCCTTAAGCTGTTGAGCCCCCAGTGTTTCATTGGCGTTGGTGTCGCCCCTGAGAATATCGGAAATGCCCGTAATCTCGTAAATCTGCTGAATAAGGGACTGTCGGTAGACGTATAGCTTCTCCAGCACTCCTGCATACATTTCAACAGGAAGGGTCCATATGCCCTTCTCAAGACCGCCACCCTCTAACAGCCTGTTAAGGTTCTCAGCGGGTATAAATTCATTGTCGTTAGAGTCAAAGACTTTCTTAAGCTCAGCCATCGTGGAGTCATACACCCCTCGAAGCCTTAAGCCGCCGATAATCCTTTTCATTCTCCACGTAATATCGTCCAGCTCATCAGCCAGAATCTGATACATGGAGTATTCAGTTGTAGGTACTAAGGTAGTGGAGTTCTGTATGGCATATACAGGTCTAGGAATGGGCCAGAAGTCTTTTAGCTTTAAAGGGTCAGGTTCTTTGGATAAGATTTTGTCCTTATACGAGGGGGCGAAAAAAACCACCTCGCGCTTCTCCTTGTCCCACACCTCATGAATAAGGCAGCGCTTAAATACTGTGTCGTCAGACTCGTTATTATCGGCTTTAACGTCATACTCTACGTGTTCCGCAAGGTCAGGCCACTTTTCTGTAACTTGATCCTTGGTTAGTTCGTGGTCAAACCAAATAAAGGGAACTTCTTCCCAGCATTGACCTGGACCCCTGCCGAACTTATCCCAAGCAACCTGTTCGTATTCGACCTCTTCGTAAGTAACGGTCTCTACTGGCTCGAAATCTTCCGGCGCATTCTCTGGGGCGGCTTCTGTCTCAAATGTGGGTTTGTACTTAACCCGCGTAACACCCCTACCGGCCAAGAGCATGTCATTGACTGCCGATTGCATAACCGCGTTCAGGTCAGAGCAGTCTGCCGTATAGGCAATGCCTCTCTCAAGTATTTCGGAGATGGTCTTGCCTAGAGGGTCTTTGTCTCTGTATCTGCGGCGCACATCAGGACGCGGTGTAGAGTTGTATAGGGCGGGCCTTTTCGTTTCAACATTCGCCCACAAAATATTAAATATTTCTTTGCGTTTTTCACCCTCTCCACGCCTTACATCATTCTTATAAGTGTCTAAGGAGACCTTTGCATCTTCGCGCCATTTCTTTTCATCATCTTTAGCAAGATCGATTTGGCGCAGCCAAGTACGGACTTCGCCGTCCTCGCCCTTCTCTCGCTGCTCTAGTTCACCAGATGATTCCATAATTCTCTTGTTCTCTATGTTGCTGTTTCGTAGCCGAGCGTGATTGATACGCCTACTGCGTTGTTATTTCCTGATACCAGTAAAACTAGGTCGCCATCACCAGATGGGTAAGTAAGCGTGCCGGGGTCGTTTGGTCCACCTAAGTTAACGTCTGTTTGAAATACAATGTTGTTTGTGTCTACAGGCCCAAAATGATCTGCGTCTGTGCAGTGAAGCCCATGAGAGCCAAATTCAATGTTTGTGTTAAATATGTCGGATTTGGTTGCCATATCAACGTCGAACACCGTTACAAGGTCGCCGTTGGTAGCATCAACATTCTTCAAATAACCTACCTTGAAATCCCCCGTAAAGTTACTTGCGGGGTCTATCTCTAAAATGATGTATTCAATAATGACTTCGCCTGTGAAGGTGTGAGGCCAATTAGTCGTATCGGATAAGTCAACCAGCATATAGCCGACATCAGTGCCATTAGGTGTAAGGGTTACGTCAAGATGAACAGAGAAGGTATTTGAGTATCCATCTACCGTGTAGATAGAGGATCTACCGCTTTTAGTAACGGCCCCCGTGTTTACATAATTATCATCATCATCTTTAGAGACTAGGACAGACCGAGCTATTACCGCCTCAGTTTCATCTAATAGAGTCTCATTAAGCTGATGCCCTAAAACAACATCTGCGTTATTAGAATACTGAGTCTGTATAGAAAGGTTCGTTGCCTCTGTAGAGCCGTTGACATACTTAATCCGAAAGTATTTCTCAACAATGTTCCACATATGCGGTTGTGCAAATCGAGTATCAGACCACGTTCTTGAGGGGCCGCCCCAAGTCACGCCGTCATGGGAAACCTCAATAGTCAGAGTGCCATCAGTGGCGTTGTCGGACGTTATCGCTATCCCTGCTCTACCGAACTGAGATACATCCTCACTAACGCCCTGAAAGGTAGCACCAGCCGCTAGAGTTGCTGCATCCCTACTATTGACGTTATTAGCAGAGATTAAATTGTCAGCCTGACCGCGCTCTACCGAAATACCGTTGTTCACAGGTTTAATTCCTGTAGCTCTCGGTAGATAACTGTAAGCAACCCTGTACCAGAAGCCTCAACCTTTAATGAAGTCTCAAACCGCAAACTAGCAATGTCGTATCCATTACCAACGGCAGCACTAGCGGGAACCTTCAGCACGTCTACAGTATCGTCTGCCACCACAAAGTCCGCACTGGGAGAGGTAACAACTATTACCCCCTTTACCAAGCAGGGAACGCTGGAAATAGTGGCATTACCAGACGAACAATCCGCCGAGTAGTATTTCCACTCCATTTAAACCCCTACAAGAGGTTCATAAACTATCGTGATACTGCCGGTTGCTGCGTCATCAGGATCAACCACTAAAGAGGTATCAAACTCAATGCCAGGAAAGTTAAGGTTAGACCCTGCTGCCAAAGACGCTACAAGCGTAATGACCGAGGTGGAATCGTCCTTAATGGGACATGCCTGACCAGATAACACGGTATTCACATAAACGCCCCATAGGCGGCACCTCCCCGTTCTTACTGTGGTTGAGTTATCACTGACATCAACGACCATGTATTGGCGGTTGCTGTGGGTATCTTGTACGCCTGACATATTACTTATCCTCGTTAGCTAGTCTGTGGCTTCTCACCTTTCCGACCATCTCGTTAAATGTTCTATCAAGAGGCCATTTCGTAGGCTCTTGCTCTTTTGGAATCTTGCCCTCTTCCCAAACCACGGCTACATAACGCAATCCGTCTGCTGGGTTTGAGGACCAATCATGGAGAGGCTGATCCCTGAACTTCATCAGGCGGTCATCCCACTCTCTTCTGTACTGCTTACACGCCTCTATTCCGTCATCGCATCCATCGTCTATGAAGGCTCGATTAATGAGGTGTCTAGTGGCTTGAATGCCGTCCTGTACTGACAGATGAGGCACTATGGAAACCTTGCTCCAACCAAATACAGCGGCAAACTGCTCCTCAACGGACTTTCCCTTAGCTGCAAAGGTCTTAGCAGCCCCATCGTGAGGAATGTGAACAGATCCGTAGTTATATGCTCTACGCTGCTCTAATCCTGGTATGTCTTCGCCGTACTGAACCTCTATTTGTCCTTGCACGATATTTATGTGAACGATTCGCCCTAACATCTGCGAACAAATGCCGTCTGGGTCTTTACCGGGAGCGGTGTAGAAGTCAATTATTCTTATCTCACCGCCAATAACCTGAAACCACCAAACGCTAGTGTCATCAGTTCGACCAATATCCATCGCGACATGAACCGGCCAGCCCTCATCATGGGGAACGGAGCAAATACGCCCCTCTTTCTCCATCTTCTTAAATTCAGATGAGTAGTAAGCCCCGAGAATGGCCGCATCAAAGGAGCATTCATACTCTTGCTCATACAGTGCTAAGCCTTGATCCTCTCCGTAGGTGTCTACATATTCCTGTAGCTCCACAATGCACTCAGCGGGTGTTAGGACGCCTGTGTCATGTATCGTCAATGACTGTGCAAAAGCATCAGTATTCTTCTTGGCTGCCTTATACGTCCTGTGGGCGTGGTTCTTGCCTCTTGGCGTGGTGATAAATATCTGCCAGCCGCCGTTTTCTCTAATGATTGGCCTTAAATAGCCCCTTACTGCGGGATTAGCCAAAGCCCACTCTGAATAAACTATGCCTACTGGTGGTGAACCAATAGAGCCTTGGAAGTTATCCGACCCCAAACACTGCCATGTCGAAGCGTTGAACCTCGACTTAATAAGCATTTGTGATTCATTCTTAGTAAACAGCTCATCAGGAAAGACATCATCTATTCTGCGTCTTCCCGTTTTAGGGTTAACCGCATTCCATATAGCCATCCTTACCTGATTAGCTAAGGGCAGCATGTGCCAATAAGATCCAGCCCGCTTAGCCATTTGAGTAACAGTGAACTGCATTGCAATTTCATCTTTACCAAATCGCCTATGCCAAATTAGCTCAGCGTGTTTCCCTCCGTTTTGAAGGTAATTCCACGCCGGTTGTTGCTGCGGTCTGGGTTTCCATCCGTAAGCTGGTAGCGTTATTTCTTGCATGTTATATTCAGGCTATGAAAAAGCTCCTAATCACTTTGTTGCTTGTTGGATGCGCCAATCCCTATATATCTAGCTTTCTGCTTCCTCTTGAGGGAACACAAGCTCAACCCCAAATCGTTGAAAGATTCGGAGTGCCGGATAAAACTGTTTCTATTGGTGATAAAGAGGTGTGGGAATACACGCTCAACGAAGAAAGCTACACCTCGTCAACTGGGTACAATTTCTCTACTGGTGACGTAGTAGAAATCACCTTTGAAAACGGCGTTCTTGTCTCTTGGGAAATCAGCTCTCTGTAACTAGGTTTTCTACCTTAATAATAAAGCCGCCTTCATCGTCATTAGCAATAGACTGAACAGACTTGCCTTCCATTCTGTCGCCTAATTCTTTAAGTGCAGCCATATCACCAGCAACAGCTAAATTACATAAAGTCTCAGCAGCTTTATCAAGCGTACCGTTCTGAATAGCGTACTTGCGTATAGCGTCAGACCATATCTTTGCCTTTGCTGCGTTCTTATTACCTTTCGGTGCTCCTCCAGCCATAGTTAACTCAACCAATAAATAATTGCTTTACTGGGCTTTCTTAGCCTTTAACCTGTCTACTACAGATTGAACATAGGCTGAGTTTTGAGTGGTGGAGTATTTAAGAAGTCGGGCGATAACTAGAATGGCTTTATCCAGAGCATCATCGATCTTGGTTCCTTCCTCTGTGTTCTTCTCAATAGTCTCTATTGCAGCAAGAAGTCCAGGGCCAGCCTTTTGGATAAGTGCCATAGCAGCGATAAGGAATGAGCCTCCGCCTATCAGGGCTCCAGTGATTACGTCTAGTATTTCCATGATTACCTCGTGCGGTGCTCTAGTTCCGCTATATAAGTGAAAATGTCTACCATGCTGTCTTCAGCAAAGCAGATGTACTCTCCTATCTCGGAGTAGTTAAAGTTTGGTCTTGCTATCGGGGAGTAAGCTGGGGTCGACTGGTGTGCGCACCCCGCCAAAGTCATCAATATGAGAGCGAACATCAGATTCAATCGCTTCTGCCTCATCTTCAAACTCCTCTCGTTTGTTCTTAGCGTCTATTACAAAGAATGCTTTTAGGGCTAGGGTTATGGCTTGGATAATTGCTCTTAGCCCTGCCATCTCGCCTTACCTGTTCTTGAATCAATATGAGTAAATCTCTCGTATGAACCTAAACCTTCTGGATCTACCTCATCCTCGCAGAACTGCTGAACAGTCCATGCGTCTACCTCAGATACAACAATGTCTGCTGCTCTGCCGTATAGGTGTTGGGAATTCTTTGAGCC